AAATACTAAGTGACGATCAGGTGTTGACACTAACATATCACGTGACGCTGTTGGTGCACCAGTTATAATAGTTGCACGTGTTGCTGTTGCGTTAGATGCATCACCATCCCATTGAAAACATTCACCATTGTGTATTAATGCAATAAGAGTTGATCCTAAGTTGTCTAATGACCATAGACCAGGATCTGTTACTGAATCTGTGTTTACCGCAGCAGAACCCCATCCTGTCCATTGAGAAGTGTTGGTTACTGTAGCACCACTAGAATGAGATGCATTAGCTGTCCCCCTAACATTTCTAGTAATACCTGTTAAATTATTTCCCGATACACCTGTGTACGAAATTTCTTCTGAGTCTACTTGAATAAAGTTAGTACCGGTAGTTGGAAACCCTGTTGTACTTGTTAAAGTAATACTTGTTCCTGATCCACCTGTACCAAAAGCATTAGCACTTAGTGATCCGTTTAATGTTGTTGTTGTAACTCCTAATATTTCTCCTCCCCACAAAGGTATACCCCAACCAAAAGCACCAAGTTGTTCTGGTGGTCCTACGGTGTAGTATCTAAAATAAGTAATAGCTCCAGAAGTAGATGCTCCACTACCTGTTTCATTACTAGGCATTGTAATTGTAAAGTTGTTTGCATCTACAACAGATGTAACCATAAATTTTTTATCAGCAAAATCAGCAGCTCCAAAATTAGAATTAGTGATAGCACTAAATGTAGACGCATCACCAAATAAAACTATATCTCCTGCTTGAAACCCATTTGCATTTGCTGTTATAGTAACTGTCGGTGATCCATTGGATGTGCTAAACGCACTTGTAATTGCTGTTCCTGATGGATTAACTAAAGGGTGTATGTCATAATAAACACCACCAGAGTATACATATAAAATTCTATTAGTTCCTATGGCTGCAAATTTAATAGAATCTTTATTAACAAAATGATGCAACCCTCTTGCAACACCTGTAAGTTTTGATTCACCTAACTGATTCCAGCCACCTATTTTTTCAGGTGTGCCATATCTAAAACGTACGTTTTCTCCACCTGTCCACTGTGATTCAGCGCCGGTAGATGTAACTTGTTTATTGAATCCTGGTAAAAATCCTAATTTTTGTAACATATAAAAACCTTTGAAATAACTGATTTACACTATATATTAAATAAATATAGAATGAAAGTCACTAATATAAAAGATTTTTTGATAGTAAAAGACAACTTTTTTGAAGAAAAAGTTTATAATCAAATACTTTATGATATTTCAAGATTAAACTTTCAAAGCCGGTATAATACATCTAGAGAAGAAGACAAAAATATTTATCAAAAAATATATTTTAATGTGCCTTTAAATAAAAACCATTTTGCAGTGCAAGAGGTATTTAAAATACTGTCTGAATATGGGTTAAATTTAGTTTCTACAGAACATAATTATTTTTTAAGTACTAAACACAAAAAAGCATCTCCCCACACCGATCATTCAGATGTAAATTGTTTAGTATATTTAAAAGGAATTAATATCTTAAATAGTGGCACTGGTTTTTACCACAAAGAAAATGATGAACTTGTTTTAAACAGACATATAGGATTTAAAGAAAACAGAGCGTTAATTTTTGACTCTAAAATACACCACACTTCTTTACAATTTAATGAGGTAACAGCAACAAGATATGTAATGGCTAATTTTTTTAATTATAAATAATATGAAAATTATGAAAGCTAAAATTGTATGGTTTCCTGAAAAACTATCTTCTATAAATTTTGATTCTTTAGAAAATAAAATGGAATGGGATCAAGAACATTTAAAAACTGTTCGTAAATTTATGGAACAAGATGGATTATTATTTCCAGGAGTATTTAAAGATGGTGAGATACATTGTGGACACTATAGATTTAAAATAGCAAAAGAGATGGGCTATGATGGTATCGATGCTTATAAGGTAGATAGTTTTAAAGATGCCCTGCACTTGACTAATTTTAGTCAGTTGTGTTATAAGCACTATCAAGAATATAAAGAAAATAATTACTTATGATAAATACTTACAATTTATTTGCTGTGCCAGTCGTGCATGGTAAATTACCCTTACAACCAATTGTACATAAAAAAATTTTATCATTTGTAGATGATAACTATACTGAAAGTGATTTACGTTCTAATAGAAAGGGGTTTCAATTTCATAAAGATTTTGAAGGTAAAAAAGAAATGGATGAATCAATAAATCAAATGATGTTAAAAACATTTAACAGTCATATTAGTTGGAGCTGGTTAAATGTTTTAGGAGACAACTCTTACAATAATCCACATTCTCATCCAACTCTTCACTCTAATTTTTCAGGAGTGTTTTATTTATCAAACGAAAACAACAATATAATTTTTACAAGGGATAATGAAACTTTTAGTTTTCAACCAACAATTTTTGATTTTTTAATTTTTCCATATAGTTTAGTACATTATGTATTACCGGAAAAAAGAAAAGAAAAAAGAATATGTTATGCATTTAATTTAAAAACCTTGGAGGATAAAAACAATGTATGAATCATTAACAGAAGCAACTAAATTTCATTCAATAAATGAATCTAATTGGATTGGGGAGGCGTTAGCAGAATATAAACACAACGTTTTTAATTTAATAAAAGAAAATAATGTAAAAACTATTTTAGATTATGGTTGTGGTAAAGCAAAATTTCACTCTATTTTATTTAATAATAAAAAAGTTCCTGGCTCACCAATGGGTGTTGATATTACTCCTTATGATCCAGCAATTGCAAAGTTTGCTAATAAACCAACTGGACAATATGATTTAGTTTTATGTGTTGATGTAATGGAACACGTTCAAGAAGATAAAGTTGAAGAAGTTCTTAAAGATATATTTACTTTTAGTAACAGAATATTTTTAACTATCACTTGTTATCCTGCCACACAAGTTTTACTAAATGGTAAAAATGCTCACTACACTATTAAAGAACCTGATTGGTGGAAAGAAAAATTAAAACCTTATGATGGAAGTTATATTTCTATTTTTCAAACAAAACCTGATAGGGGAGGCAAAACTATAAACAAAGAAGAGTGGATGCCTAATAAAATTACGTTAGAAAAATTAAAAAAAAATCATAAAACACTGGACGAAACTCAAAAAGAAAAAGCTAAACTGTTGTAACAATGCTTATAAAAATTGTAGATGATTTTGCAAATGTAAAAGAACAATTAGAAATAATAAATTATATAAACAATAATAATTTACTCTATTCTTTTAACAAAACTTCTATAACAAATAAAAAATTTATGACTTCTAACACAATAGATTACCCGCAAATTGTTCATGAAATTATTAAAGATGATGAGATATATAATAATGTTTTATTTTCTTATATCTACACTTTATTATTTAAACATAAACTATCTAATAATTTTATTCATAGAATAAAAATAAACACAACGTTCCCTTATCCTAAAAGTAATAAAAAAAATTATGGACCAATTCACATCGATATATCGGACCCTAATGTAGATGGTATTAGTATCATATATTATATAAACAATAGTGATGGAGATACTTTATTTTTTGATGATAAATTAAATGTAACTAAAAAAATTACACCGCGACAAGGAAGAGCTATTATATTTAATAATAAAATAAAACACACAGCTTGTTGTCCAATAAATTCAACTTACAGACAGGTTATAAATATGGTTTTATACAAATGATAAATTTAATAGATAAAAATAATAAATTAAATGAAAATAAAAATAGTCTAGTAATTACTTATCCAAGAACTGTTCATGTCATGTTTGGTAATTATCCATACCCAGAAAAAATACATAATTTTATTTTAGAAATTAAAAATAATTTAAGTGAAAAAATGGAGGGATACACAAATGTAAAAGGAGGAATGACAGATTGGGGGTATTTTATAGATAAACCATCGTATAAAGATTTTATATCTTACGTAATTAACAAACACCAAATATCACATCCAAATATTTTTGAACATTTTTTTGAAAAATATATTCTTAAAGAGGCTTGGGGAAATGAAATAAAAAATAATGATAGTTTAGATTATCATTATCATCACCATATTCATGGAATTCTATATTTAACAAAAGGGTGTGATTTAAATATACCTGAACTAAATATAAAAATAACACCTGAACCAGGAGACTACTATATATTACCGCCTTATATACAGCATGGGTTTGAAAAACATAGTGGAGAAAGCAATAGATACTGTTTAGTTTTTAATTTGCACAATAACCCAATGTCTCATTTTGGTTATAATAAAAAAATTGAAAAAATGAAATGAATTATTTAGAAGCTATAGTACAAATAGACAATATTGTTGGAGACATATTTTGTAAAGAAATAATGGACTATTATAATAATATTAATTTAAAATCTTTAGGAGTAGTAGATCCATCTGATCATACTTCTAGAAATGTTTTGGGAAAACATTTAGATTGCAAAGAAGATAAAGTTATCTTTGATAAGATAAATAAAAAAATAGAACAGACTTATAATTTTTATAAAATTAAATTTCCAAAGATTTTATTAAATAAAATTAGCGAAATAGATTTATTAAAGTATGAAGTAGGTGGATATAATAGATATCACGTAGATGTTTACACAGATATTCCAAGATCCCTTAGTGTTATAATAAATTTAAATAATAACTATAAAGGTGGAGATTTAGTTTTTGCAGATCAAAAAAATAAAGAAGTAAAAAGATGTAAATTAAATAAAGGCAGTATTATATTTTTTCCAAGTAATTTTATGTACCCACATGGAATTGAAAAAATAACAGAAGGGACTAGGTACAGTATAGTAGCATGGCTTCAATAGACGTTAAAGTAGATAACCTGTTTCCAAATTTAATAGCTACTAAAAATATAGATGTTTCAAAGTTAAATGTTACAGGAAAAAATTTTAAAAAAACTTTTGGATCAGATATAAAAACTACTCTTAATGGTAACACATTATTTAATAAAAACTCAATAAATTATTTAAATATAGAACTTAGATTAATATTAGGTTATTTATTAAAACCATATTGTAAGACTTTTGTTTTTAATGTGTGTGATATATGGTTAAATAAATATAGTAAAAATGACTATCAAGAAAGTCACATTCACCCCAGTGATTTTTCTTTTATAATATATTATAAAATAAATAAATCTTATACAATTTTTAATAATCCAGTTAAAAGTTTATTAGAGATGCGTGATAGTAAAATATTTAATAAACATTATAAACCAAAACTAAAACAAGGAGATCTAATAATTTTTCCCTCTTACTTAGAACATTGGGTAAAACCTAATTCTAATAACACGACAATTGCAGGTAATATAAAAATTATAGATATAATTAAATGAATGAAAAAACTGTAAACATAAATAATTTTATTGGTGTGTATGATAATTATATTACTAAAGAAGAATGTAACAAAGCCATAAAACTATATGAAGACCAAAATAAATTTAATAAAACCCTCAGTAGAATTAGTTCTGAAAAAGCATCGATCTTAAACAAACAAGATCAACAATTTTTTGCAGGACCAAGTAACATAAATATTTGGTGGGAAGAGTTGAAACCTATGATAGTAAACTTTGATTTAGCGTGGAGTCATTATGCAAAAAATGTAGGTGCAATTGATGCTTATGGCGGTGAACCTTTTCATTATGCAGATTTAAAAATACAAAAAACATTACCCACAGAAGGATATCATGTTTGGCATGTAGAGCATGCTAAAGGATATGACAATGAAAAAAGAGCGTTTGTTTTTTCAATATATTTAAATGATGTAGAAGAAGGAGGAGAAACAGAATTTTTACATTTTTCAAAAAGAGTAAAACCAAAGACTGGTAGAATAGTTATTTGGCCTGCAGGCTTTCCATATTTACACAGAGGTAATTCACCCTTATCGGGTGAAAAATATATTCTAACATCTTGGATGTTATTGCGACCGTGATTAAAAAAATTAACACTAATACTCCAACAAAAACAAATAAAAGAATAATTAGTTTGTTATCAGAAATTAATGGTTGGGGTTTTGGGTACGATAACAATAGTAACCAAATAAACGTTAGTAAACCAGATGCTGGTTTTACTTTAAAAACTTATAACAATTCATTTAAATATATAGATAATAGTGGTTTAAATTGTTTTGCATATTTTATATCTGACATAGTAGAAAAAAATATTTTTTTTAAATTTAAATCAATAAACAGAATACATTGGAATTGGTATCATCCAGGCAGTAAAATGGAATTACATTCTGATGAAAGTTTAGATAAGTTTTTTTCAATTGTTTATAATTTACACACTAACGATGGTGGAACAGAGTTTAGTGTAAATAATAAAAATACTTTTTATAATTCTATTGAATCTGAAGCTTTGTTTTTTCCAAGTAAAATACAACACAAAGCAGTACCTCCTACAAAAGATTTTAATAGGTTTTCTTTAAATATAGTTGTTAATATATAATATGAAATTGGTCTATTCTATTCCAGGAAAAATTTGGTGTATACATAATTTTTTAGATTATAACACATATAGAGGTATTCATAATGCTATTATTAAAGAACGAAAAAAAATTAATTTACAAACTACTAAAGGAATTTGGAACGAAAGTTTAATAACTAATATAAATCCTCCAGATAGAGTTCAAGTAAGTAATTATGAACCTTTTGACAAATTAAAAACATTAGTTTCACACAATGTATATTTTAAATTACAAGATGTAAAATATATGTCTACAACTATTCATTACATGAAAAAAGGTGCGGGTATAAACTGGCACAATGATGGTGATTGGAAATATGGAGCAACTTACTACATAAATAGAAGATGGAATAAAAATTGGGGTGGTGAGTTTATGTTTTCTAATGAAAATGGTTTTAGTTTTTTACCTTATGTGGGTAACTCTTTAGTTATCGCTAAGGCTCCAATTGAGCATAAAGTAAACCCTGTCTTGAGTCCAATCATACCTAGAATTTCTGTACAAATTTTTATGAAGTAGGTCTTGCACCTAATCTAGCAATTTTTTCAGCTTCAGTTTCTCCGTCAACGTTATCATTATCCCATACTCGTTGTCGATATGCTAAATGAGCTGCGTTCCATTTATCAATAAATGGTTGAAAATCTAAACCAGTGCTGGCCCAAGTATCATTAGGAGTTCCGTCTTTAAATTCTACTTCATCTTCAACGTTTGAAGTTTGATATTGAACTGCCCAAAAATTTGAATAAGAAGGATTGCTCCAAAAAGCATCGTCATCAATTCTATGACCAACAGGTTGACCATCCGTAGGATCAAGTTCTGATTGATTTATAATTATTTTATCGTCAAATATTACTGTCCAAGTTCCTCTAGATGCCATTTTTTCTCCTAAGTTTTAATAATATAAATTACTGTTAAATATGGTTGAAGTACTGAAGTCGAATCTCCACTAAAGTTTGCACTCATATTGTGTTGGTGTCCCGACCCAGATCCCGTAGAATTTGTTTCCTTGTTTTCAGGAGCTTGACCAGGTAAGTCTTGGTCAAGTTGGTTTTGACCCATAGCTCTACCCCCAACGTTCATGTTGTGATTGTGACTAGCAAGTTGAGCTACTGATAAAGATGCATTTGCTGTAGATCCACCTACGTTTCCAGTTGAAGAAACAGTGTTTGCTCCACCAGTAGATGCTAAAGCTTTGTTATTAGATTTTCCAATCGCTACGTTATCTGCTAGGTTTGGAAGAGTAAAAGTAGTTGAACCATTACCTGCACCATAAGTTGTACCAATAATTGCAAATAATGCAGAGTAAGTTGATCTTGAAACTGCCGCGCCAGCACATTCTAAAAATCCTGTTGGCACAGATGAATCTGACCATGGCACAATAGTTGCTGTAGGAATACCCTCAATGCCTGTAAGGTCTGATCCATTAAAATTATATTTAGTTGCTTCGTAATTTGCCATATTATTTATCCGTGTATGTCCATCCTACATTTGAACCAGAGTAAACTAATCCAAAACCAGCTCCTTCAGTATTAACTACTAAGTCTGCTGTTGCGTTTGCTATTTTAGAACTATTTCTTCCAACAGTCAATGCGTTAGAATCAAACGTATATCTTGAATCTACAAAATGTACTTCATCACCCTCTGCAGGTGATGCAGGTAAAGTTATTGTTACAGCTCCGCCGTTTGTATCTACAAATAATTTTGCTCCAGCTTGCACTGTTTCTGCTGCACTTACTGTTCTCCATTTTCTGTACTCGTTTGCACTTACTATATTTGTTCCATCAGAATAAACTACGTAACAATTACCTTCACATAATAATACACCTGTGCCAGAAGCTGTTTTAAAAGTTAACGTGTATCCTGCGTGATTAGTTCCATCAACCACATTAAAAACTTTTTCAATACTATCTGGTAAAGTTACTGTTCTATTAGCGGCTAATGTTCCTGTAAATTTTAAAGTTGCATTTCTTGCATTTGAAATAGTAGCATCAGACATTGCAAGAGTAACATTAGCACTTGCTACATCTATTGCTTGATAACCTGCAACAGATTGTTGAACAAGGTTTAAATTGTTATTTGTTTTTGTGCCCCATGTACCAGCGTTTTCACCGGTTGCCATTAGCTCTAGTTTAAGATCTGAAGAATAACTTGATGCCATTATTTATATTCCTTATTTTTGTTATTTATATTGTTTAATCATCGTTTAGTCAAACATAATTATGTTGGGTTTCTAGGTGTATATCCTGAGCTAGTTTTAGGTGTTTTAGGTGTATATCCTGAGCTAGTTTTAGGTGATCTAGGTGTATATCCTGAGCTAGTTTTAGGAGTAAGTCTTCCATAATATTTAAGAATTAATCCTGCAGCATTAACACTAGACGTTGCTTGAACTCCTGTTAAACCCATGACATCTGCAGGTGTAATTGATCCTGTTGAAGATGTTGTACTTAACCCTGTTAAACCTATTTGCATAGCTGGAACAGTTATAGAACCCACTGAAGATGTAGCTGTTACTCCAGTTGGAACTACAATAGGAGAAGATGTAATAGCCACTTCACCTATAGCAGAAGTTGCTCCTATTCCCGTTAAACCCACAACATCTGCTGGAGATATACTTCCTACACTAGATGTTGCATTTACTCCAGTAAGTCCCATAACATCTGCTGGAGATATACTTCCTACACTAGATGTTGCACTAACACCTGTTGGAACAACAGTACAATCTATAACCAAACTTAAAGAACCTACTGAAGATGTAGCGCTTACTCCAGTTGGAGATATTACAGATTGTAAATTTAAAGTTAAAGAACCAACACTAGATGTAGCGCTAACTCCTGCTAATTGTTCTAATTTATTAAATGAATCTCCATAAGGTTCTTCACCCCAACCATTTCTACCCCAACCAACTAACGTACCAGCATTATCAAAACTTCCAAGTTCTGTTTGAGCTTGCACTCCTGTAGGTGTTACAACAGTAGTTAGATCAAGAGTTAATGATCCTACTGAAGATGCAGCACTTACTCCTGTTAATTCTGCAGTAATAATTTGAGAAGCTTCAACAGCACCTACACTTGTTGTTGCACTCACACCAGTTGGTAAAACAGAATATTCTACTCCCCAACCAGAATTACCGTATTGTTGCCTGCCCCAACCTTGTTCAGGAAATGCACTTACTTCACCTACACTAGATGTAGCGGATTGTCCTGTTGGTGTTATTGTAAGAGTATTAGATGCCCAGGAATTTTCATTCCAGGCTACTGAAGGACTATCACCACCCCAGATAGATGCCATAAGGAGTCCCTCCTTATGCTATCCGAAGAATTGCGTTAGATGCGTCTGCTGCTGGAAATTGAATTGTGAAAGTTCCACTTGATACAGTTTTGTCTCCACCAAATGCAATTGCACAAACTGCTTTATCACTATTTGTATCGTTATATATTAAACAACCATTAGCTGTAAATGAAGCAGAAGTAAAACTAACGTCTGCAAAATCACAACATGCAGTGTCAGTCGATAAAGCTGGAGTTACACTTGTAAGAGCTGCACCACCTGCAGAATAAGCAGAGCCGGATGTGTTTGAAATTTCGTTTGATGATGAATAAGCTGTTGTTGATTTATTTAAAGTAGCACTACTTGTGTATAAAGCTATTTTAAATGTATTTCCAGACGATGCTGTAAAGTTATGTATTGCTTGTAAAACTTCTGTTTTAAAACTGTTACATACTGCTGATGTTATTGCCATAATTTTTCTCCTAATTACTGAGGCGCTGACTCGATTGGAATTCTTATTGTACCATCCGTGTAATCGTCTCGTCTTCTTCTTCCAAGTTGCATCGCTGCAAACTTTTGTAGTTCAGTTTTATATCTATTTTCATATAGTGTCAACATGTCTGTTGGACCTTTTAAAAACATAAATGCTTCTACTAAACATGCATATAATAAACCCTGTGGAAAGTAATTACTTACATAAGTCCCAGCAGTATTAGTTTCTAATCCTACTGGCATAGCGTTATAATGAATAATATATTTATAATTCTGATCTGGTGTAGGAGCAACAAATAAAGCACCTGATGTAGCTGTACTAGCCCCTGTTGTAGCGCCACCAAACATAGAATAGTATTTAGGTAATCCTTTAACATTTTGACCTGTAGCACCTCCAGAAGGCCCTGTTGCTTCTCCCACGTACTCTGTAATAAAAGTTTGATCACGTCTTTCTAACCAAAAACCTTGATCTGTAACAGCAGTTGTAGAATTAAAAACTTGAACTCCTCTAATAAATAAAGCTTTTGTTGGAACCGTAATACTATTAAAATTTTGTGCAAATTGAGCTTCATCTTCAGCTCTGTCTGAATCCATAGGACAGTCTAAATTAATTCTATGTTCTGCGTTTTCTAAAAATCTATTTATAACTGCAGCAGTAAATACATTAGCATCTACTTCTGTATAGTTTCTAATATCTGTTGTTAAAGTTGAGTAAGTATATCCAGCCATAATTAAGCTCTATCATTAACGGGTCCAATTGTACACTGAAAACCGCCTCCTGTTGCTGTGCTTCCAGCATTAGATACTAAAGGCACTGTTATAGAATTAAACTGTTGTTCTGTTGCTTGTGTTCCATTAGGTAATGTAGGACCAACTTCTACAGTAGTTGCAATTGCTGTTGCTAAATATGATCCAAAAACTTTTGCTCCGTTTGCATGAGTTGTTGCTGTGGTATTAGGTGGAGTTATTCCTCTAAATGGAGAAGCTGTGCCTCTTGTTAATCCAGATAAAACTCCTGTACCTGTGTTGTTACCTGTATATTGAATTGTTTCATTTATGTATTTTCCAAAAGTTGCACTAGTTGCATCTTGATCTACTTTTTCTATTACAACAAAACCAGCGTTTGGAAATGCTGCAGAACTAGTTAAAGTTAAAGTGTTAACTGTATCATTAATTGCACCATTCAAAGTTGTTTCTAATTCTAAAGTTGCAATTGCAACGCCTCCTACTATTTCTTTAACAGATTGAAATCTAACATAAGACGTTCCTTCGTTAATTTGATTAAAGGGATAAGATACACTTAAAGTTTGAGATCCACCTGTTGTAGTAAATGGATTGTTAGGTAAAATATCTTGTACAGGAAATTCTACTCTTGCAGGTCTTGCATGCATTAAACCTTGTGGGTCTGCTCCTACTGGATGTGGTTCTAATTGTGGTTGTTTAGCTTCAAATTCAGAGTTATGTACCCACGCACCAGTCCATTCTTTTACCATTTCTCTATATGGAAATGCTGCACCCGATCTATCAGAGATCGCTAATGCTCTACTACCTTTTGCGAATCTAGCCATTATATATTTGGATAGTATGTCTTCGGAGTAATATATGTGCTAGCTGGAGAACCATCTTCTGATAATGCTCTTGCTAATTCATCCTCGTACAACAACTTCATCTCCTGTGTTCGTTGTGGTGCAAACTTCATAGATAAGTAATAGGATAATCCTGAAATCATACATGGTACAAATCTAAAAGGTGTATCACTTGCGTTAGTATAGGCTCCTGCATCATCAATTCTTTTTACATAATAAACGTTTAAAAAATTTGATGCAGCAGTTGAATTAGGTAAAGGATAAATAGTTAGTGTAACTTTATCTATAAATCTTTGTACCCAAAATTGTGAAGGTGTTCCATTAGATGCTTTGTTTGCTGTTGCAGCATATGCATCTCTTGCAACTTTAGTTAAACCTGTGTCTGATTGATTTGTTGTATTATAATTTTGTCTGTAAGATACATTTAAAATATCTGATATACCAAAAACATTTGCTGTTGGAACAGTTGTTGCTTGTGGTGAAGCAGCAGCAGCCGCTGCGCTATCTACAGAATTTCTATAAAAAGTATAAATACCAGCACCTTCATCTGTTGCATCAACATTAGTTGTTGCACCCGCTACTAAATTAATATTAGTGTTTCCTACTTCCCAAAAATGTATTCCTCTATTACCCCATTCTTGAAAAAGAATGTTTAAAGATCTTCTAGCAGTTTTTAATTGATGACCGGCTGTACCGACTAAACCTAAACGCTCGTATGCATCTGCAATAATTTCATCGATTGAAAAGTCCTGGTCAAAACTGTAGGACTGTGAAGTAGTATTCGCCATTGGCTACCTCTAAAAAGTTCCGATTATATAAAAAAAGTCTACGTTAGTCAGATCTGCATATATTCCGTCAGTAATAGCTATACCCGCTGCTGGTATTTTAAATTCATGAACGTGATTAGCTGCTGTGCTAAACTTACCATGAAAAACTAATCTACTTGCTGTTTTAGAAGCGTCTGCTTCATTATAAAGTTTAACTTCAGCATCAGCGTCACTAGCTTGAGCAAATACAGTTAAAATATTTGCTTTTCCAATATCAGTAGCTGTTGATGAAGTTGCAGTATTTACTAATTTTTGCACTTGACCATCAGCTGTAAGAACTACCGATTGTCTAACTTTTGATGTTATTGACATATTTTTAATCTCCTTAAATTTGTGTGGGCCGAAGCCCACACTAAATTAATTATTACGCGATAGTCATTACCGGTGTACTTAAACAATCTGCTTTCCAAGTAGAGTTTGTTCCATCGTCAGTTAAACAAGTAAGAGAGAGTCTAGCTCCTGCTACTGTTGAGTTAACCATAGTAATCGTATCACCTGCTACGTCTGCAACTGGGTTAGCTGCTGTTCCAGACACAAGTTGAATCATACCAAAAAAGTTTGATACACCAGCTC